TACCTGCCATTCAAAAACACCTGTATCCAGCGTATCTGCTGCCAAGATATACTGGGGGATATTTCCTGCAATATCCTGAAATAATACTGATTCTCCTCCTTTTTTTCTCAAGCGGAATTGAGCGCTTTTTTGTGTTGTCATTGTGTCAAATAGATGTAGCGTCGAAGAAATCTCCCACTCAAACCGAAACTCTTGGTGAGAATCTACAAACCCGGTATTGATTGTGTTGATTGGTAGATAATCTTTATCCACCACAACCTCAAGATAAGGCGCTGAAGCAGTGCGGGAGGATTGTACTGTAACATTACTGTACATCCAAGGTTGATTAATATCTCCTTCAACCCAAGGCCCTCCAACCCCGCTTATGCTTACAACAACAATACCGGTTTTATAAAAATTCTGGAAGTTTTTCCAGAATTCTGCCGCTGTGTAAACACTTGAAACGCCATCTCGCATGGTCAGCAAATCAAAGGTAAAGTTTGTAAAATTTGGATACTGATGCTTTAATTTCATACGTGCATCTGCGCTGGTCATCCGGGCGTTTATCGTGCGGTCGTATTCTTCTGTTCTTTTTAGGAGAAAGTCGTCCCTCTTAATATCATAAATCCCATTACCTCCATTGAATTCTTTTGTGGATACCTCCAAGTCGAATGCAGTATAATAATCATCACTAAATTCATCATATGTTGCGCTTACCGTTGCATTCATGTGGAGTTCGCAGGATAGAATTTTGTATTTTTTCATTTCTTCTGGAATTTCAAACTGGAGAAAAGCGATATTTCGAATCTGAAATGATGCAGAAACAAAATCCTCTGAAAATACTTTTAACTCTGATGTTTTTCCAAGATTTCCCTCATTGTTTCTGTCAATATAGGTTGATTCCGTGCAGTTAATCCTGATTGTTTCTTGTGCCACTAAAATCCAGCCCATCCTTTCTGTACACTCAGAGGGTAATCCTTTAAACTCTCCAGTATTTCCGAAAATCCGTCTAACCCGTCTACTGTCACGTTGATATTAACGTCATTATTGATTGTCATTGTTATGCCACCTGTCAGCCCTTTGATGGCATCAAGCAGTTGTCCGATCAGGCTGCCATCTGTAATGTTAAATCCTGATGCCCCCATACTGGCTGTATTTGCAGACAAGGCTCTTGCTACTGCTGGGGCTGTCATCACCTGTTCGCCGCCGGCAAAACTCATTACCTGTGCGCGGGGTTGTGCTTGAGCAAACACAGGTACACTCCCGCTCATTGTTACAGCGGAACTTATGCCGCCATTAAGATTTTGGGAATTATTCTTTTGCTGCTGATCAAACAAATCTTTCAATGACTGGATAAAGTCTTTGACCTTTTTTATCGCATCGGTGATTACATTGATAAATCCTATCTTAATGCCATTAACAAAGCTGTCGAACCCATATTTCAGCGGGGCAATTTCCTTTGCCAATTCTGCCATTGCTTCGTCCAGCTCATACTGGCTATTTTTAGCCTCAACCATCGCTCTATTGTTTGCTTTATAAGCATCAGTCAATCCTGGCAACTCGGTCCGGGAGAGTTGCTGCAAAACATATTGCTGTTCTTTTCCGCTCTCCGCCGCACGTTTTAAACCTTCATTAAATTCTTCCACGTTAATTCCAAGTCTTCCCAGCAATTCCCCAAATTGTCCCACTGCTTCTTTGGTAGCAATCGTTTCTTGCAATCCATCGGCAAGTGATTCAATTTTGAGAGTATCTGGAAATTTGATAACCGCATCGGATAGACGCTCAACGATTTCCGCCATGTTGTTATCCTCGAATCCAGCCGCAAGCAGGTTGGACATAGCCTCTGTGTTGGCGTTAAAATCATCCGAAACAACGTTAAATTCTTCCATTCCAGATCGCACCGTTTCAATGCTAACTCCCATACTTTCAGCATTTACCTGTAGCCTAGCAAATCCTTCTCGCATCTCTTCGGTTTTTTCAAAAAGCGAGTTTATTGCAGATGTTAATGCAACCACAGCGGCAACTGAGGCACCTCCAACAATCCCCGCCATTGCAGCAGCAGAGGCGGACGCACCTCCAAATCCACTAACGAGATTGGTAATCCCGCTGGCTGCCGGTCCTGTAGCTCCCGGTAACGATTGTAGCCCCTGGAGCAATAAGTTGATTGCATTATTAGCTCCTTGGCCACCATTAGAAACGCCTTGGGAAGACTGAGAAAGCTGATCTAATCCGCTCGCTGCATTATCTGTGTTGGTAGATATATCTCCAATAGCTCCTGCTGCATCACTTGCGCTAGATGCTAATTTATCCAAGTTCCCATCCGCAGACGATGCAGCGGCGCTGACCTTGTCAATGTCGCTCGCAGTAGAAGATGCCTGTCCTCCGGTTTTTCCAATAGAAGATGCTGCTTTGCTGCTGGCTTCTTCCATTTTTTGCGCTTTTTCAGCATATTTGTCCGATTTGTCAATCATCTTATCGAGGGATTCTTCTGCTTTAAGGATGTTTTTTTGCAGTTTGAGAGCTTCTTCGCTGTCGGGTCCTTTAACGTTTGATACTCTCTCATATTTTTCACGTAGAGAATCCAATAACTTTTCCTGCACCTCAATTTGTGCATTAAGGTTGTCCCACTGTTTTGTGAGTTTTTCCATATCCCCCGCTGATACCTGGTTGACGCTGTCCGCTACTTTAGACATAGTATCAGATATTTTATCTGCTGATTCATCAATTTGCTTAAAAGCCTTACTGCTATCACCCGAAAAATCTAGGATGGATTTT